AACGTATGTCTAGCTTGGGGTGCTGTTGTTGTATACATATGTGCTTCCGTCTGTCGGCTACAGTAAACAATCCTTTTGTTTCTATTATGATACCATTAGGTAGCACAAAGTCAGGTGTGTACTGTCTGTAAGCTAAGTCTTCCCATTCTATCTTGATGCCCTCGTAGATATATTTTATCTTTAATTCATCAAGAAACTCTGAGAGCTTAACCTCAAGTCCACTACGATAACCTAACTTACGTTCTACCTGATATTTCTTAGAAGAGTATAACACCTACCATCGCCAAACGGAGTTCATCTGATCTACGTATGATGTAAGATTCTTGTAAGGCACACGCTTATACCCTAAAGCTTTTAGCTCTTCTGTCACTGCATCTTCAGCATTCTTACGTGCTTCCATAGCAATGCGTAGACCCTCTAGCTTCCTGTTCTTATAGGCTTTCTTCATGTTGGCTAGTTTAGTCTCCATAGTTTTGATCTTCTTTTCCATTTCTTCTAATGTTGCTGTTATTTCTGTCATAGTGTTGTCTCCTTTCCTATTTCAATGTATGAAACAATCTTTGGAATCTTTGCTTGTGATACTAGTGAAGGTATCTCTTGCAAGTTTTCCCAACAGGCATGTTTGTATCTACAAAAAGAACATGTCTTAGTTAGAACTTTGTTACCTGTAGGCTTTCCTCTGAATGTTTCTTCTACTGGTTCAAAACATCTTTTAAACTCGTTACTTTCTACTACGTCTAAGTTAGAAGATAGCTTGTCTATCTCCTTTGTCAAGTCCAATCCATCGGCAGGTACATACTTGAAGTTACCATTAGCTTTATTGATAACCCACCATCCACCTGCTCTTTTGTTGGTAGCCTGTGCATAACCTGCAAGTTGCCCTACGTATCCAAAAGGATCTTCTGATGCAAGTGTATCAAAAGACTCAAACTTGTTTTTGTAAGACCAGTCGGATGCAGATTTAATATCGTCAACAGCATCGTCCATGACTATATCATATGTACCCTCAATCTTTTTATCTATCTTGAGTTCCATACTTACTTTCTTGGAGTCCTCGTAGGCAACACCTGCCTGTCTAAGCAATCCCTTGAACACAGCTTCAACTATATCCCCCAACATCATATTCATGACAAAGTTTTTGGGAAAAGGTAATGCTTTCTCTGGTTGATTCTTCTCAAACCAAAGCTGACAGGTAGGTCTACCTATATTAGACATACGTAGTCTAAATTCTTTCCTTGAGTTTTGTGAGCCAAGCTGACGGTGTAAGGCTTCTTTCACATCTTCGGCAATCTTATCAATGTTTGCGTCAGACAGTACCTGTTCACCGTCAGTGGCTTCACTCAAGAACCGATGCAGTGTTAACTCTGCTTTGTGGTTCATTGTTACTGAACCTTCTCTTCAGAAGTTATGTCGATAAAGGACTCAACAAGCTCCTTATCTACAACCTCGTGGTTATGGGCAAGCTCGTGGTGCTTACCTATCACCCACTGATTTACTCCCTGTATCCAAGATTGAAAGCTAACAAAATGTTCCTCATCGGCAGGAGTAATCTTCACCTTGTTAGATACATCCAGAGAGGACTTAGTTACATAAAAGCTATTACCGTTTGGTAACTTTCTCTCACTGGTGTCCACCTTAGTGAAGAACTCCAAAGGTTTTACACCAAGCTGTGAAGCTTTAGCCACTACAGCGTCAACATCCTTAGATGACTCCACGTTCTGAACGTCCCAAACAAAAGGGACAATGCCAAGGTCAGCATCCACAAGATCATCACCCTCTTGCTTCAATGCACCATCAAAGTTAGCAAGACCAAGAACGACTCTAACCTCTTTAACAGATCGGATCAGAGCTTTCCTGTTGTCAGGCAAGGCATCAAAGTCTTCCTTTGCCATGAAACCAGATGCTCTACCACAGTTGTAACCACCATCGGTATCCTTAACATCCATGTCTCTAAGACCTTTCAGACTGTCCGTCATTATAGTTCTGACAAAGTTGTTCTTAGATGTGTCCCATCTCTTGTACATAAACCTTTGAAAGAAAAGCCTGTACTCAAGGTTCTCTTTAAAATAAGTACCCCCTTCATCAGGCATGTCGATTCTGAAAGATCCACCAGAAAGCTTTTCGATATTGACTTGCTTACCTTTGATCTCCTCAGTACCCATGATTGCACTGTTGTGTACTTTTAGTCTAGGCAACGTAACTCCAGAGGACTTCTTCTCTGTAGCTTGTTGTGTCATTCCCATAGCTTTCGCTATCATTTCAGGGCTGTCATTTAGTGTTACTATATTCATATATTATCTCCTTATATTTAAAATGTGTTATAGTTATATCATCATACATCTTTAGTGTCAAGCCAGTTGTCACCTATTTTTGCATCTAATTTTAGGGGAACATTAAAGTCTATATTCCAACGAGTATTGATGAGTGTTTTCATCTCACTATTTATACTATTTACTATATTCAGAACGTCATCCACTTCGTCAGGATGAACGTCTATTACTATTGAATCATGCACAGTATTCACTATGCAACTATCCATATTCATGAGCATATTATCTATAGTCATGAGAACTAGGGGTACAATATCTGCCGTAGCAAATGCTTGTACAGGATAATTCTTTATCTGTGTGAAGTGGGACACAGTGCCGTTGCCACGTCTTACCACATCAGGAAACGCAAACGATCTGCCTGACGGTATCTTTATGCGTCCTGTCTCCAATGCTTCTTTAGCTAGAGTCTTATGCCATTTGGCTACACCTTCATACTTTGAACTAAACTGCTCGTAGTATGATGCTTCTGCTTCCGATCTGCCAAAGCCTGTTGCCCCATACAGAGGAGCAAACGTGTGTGCCTTTGCTTCCTGTCTAGACGTGGGCTGTCCTGCATCTGTGATGACCTGTGCTGTATAACTATGTACATCAAAGCCCTCTTCTATTTCCTTGATAGCTGTGGCATCCTGTGATAAATATGCAGCAGTTCTAAACTCTAGCTGTGCAAAGTCAGCTTCAAGTATCTTACCACCTTCCCATCGGGACACAAAGATCTTCTTCACAGGGAATGTACCACCTCTGGGCATGTTCTGCATATTAGGATCTGCACCACTGAATCGTCCTGTAGATGTGCGATGCTGTAGTAATCTAACATGTAGCTTGCCATCAGGCTTGGTGTATGTAGATATACCCTCAACAAACGAGGACAAGTATGTCTCTAGTGCAGACAATCTACGCACACGGTTGAGAAACAACTCTGCTTTGGTATTATTACTACGTTTGGCAAAGTGTTCTAGCACTTCAAGATTAATCTTATTTGTACTAAACCCATTTGCACTCACCCACTTAGCTGTAGGTGGACTGAACCTGAGTCCTGCTATCTGATTCGGTCTGTCTTCGTACAGCCAACCAGACTCATTGCAGTTAGGACATTTGTTTGGTTTCTTAAACGGTGTGCCGTTCTTCTTAACCTTTGTAATGTATCCACGTCCTCTACACATAAGACAGGTCTTAGCTGATACCTTATACAGAACCTCACTGTGTTCGCTGACTGACCTGTTGAAGTCAGCCTTGTTCATATATGGTTCAAAGAAGTTGCCCCATGTAGATTTATCTTTTGGCTTACGGCTGTAGATAACCCAAGACAACTGCTCTGGACTGTTGAGATTGATAGGTCTATCACCCATGAGATCCTGTACCTGCTGTCCAAGCTCACGTATAATATCTTGCTTTTCTTTCTCAAACTCTTTTCTAACATCATCAAGCTTGTCAAGGTCAACCTTAAAACCACGAGCATATATCTTACATAGGCATACAGCAACCATGTTGGTATGTGTAACAGTATCAAATAGATCGCTGTCCCCATTCATGAACCTATGGTGTATGTGATCGGCAAGACTGAACGTAGCTCGTAAATCGTGCAATAGATATTCTTTTAGCTCGTCATGTGGTATCTCAGATACAGGTGTACCACTCTTGAAATATTCTTTGAGTGTATCCTGCTTCTTTGTATCTAGATTGTATCGCTCTGCACACTGTTCTAATGACAGAGGTTGTTTCTGTCCACGCTGTAGCACATACTCACCTAGCATAGTATCAAATACAATACCGTCATACTTGAAGCCTGACTCCCACAGCCAGATCAAATCGTGTGCAACATTGTGACACACAAGCACAGTAGTTTTATCTAGTTGCTCCTGTACTATATTAAAACCATTGGGAGTTGGTGGCTCAGTAGAATGCTCAAACGTGACCACTCTTTCCCAGTTGTCCGTCTTCATGCCTACCATAACTAGGCAGTTGTCAGGCTCAAAAGGGTCAAGGTGTAGCTTGTCACCACGCTTGGTTACATTATTTTCTACATCTAATATTAATCTCATGCTGTGTCCCTTAGTTTAACTAGTTCTGCTTCTTCATAGGGTATATGAAAGAAATGTTCTTTACGTCTTGCATTAGATAGCCAGATCTCTTTTATACATTCCTGTGTCATCTGAAAGTCTTTGATTCTCCAAGCGTACTCACAGTCACTACGGATTACATAAAAGTTAAAGAATGAATCATCGTTCATATCCCTAAATTTATTTACTAATTTTATTTTACGATGTGGTATACGTATCTCCTTCCATGTTGGATTCCAATCTCCTGTCCACTGATTCTTCATTTCTACCTCAGAATAATACTTGTGTCCATTCTTTTCTGAACTAATATCAAAAGAAAAGTTTTCTCCTGCTGACAAGTCTGTATGTCCGTTCCTTTCTAAGTAGTCCATTACTATTTGTTTTGCTTTACCGTCATTCTCCCTGTAAGAATCAGGTTGAAATCGTCTGTAGTATGCACCTTTTACTGGTTGTAATTTATTCATGCTGTGTACCTCGCTGTCTTGTAGTCTAGCTCACAGACAATCTTGCCATGCCAACCAGACAGTTTGTTTTTCACTACGTTAATGTGTCGCTGTGGAGAAGCTTCATCTTCACCTTCTACTTCAGGGTTCTTGGCAAGTAGTAGCATCAGATCAGCTTCGGCAGCCTTACCTGTTCTACTACCTTCCATCATGGCTTGGTTAAGTATAA